GATATAAAAATGGCTAAAAATATAACTTTGGAAATATTAATTGCAAAAAAACAACAATCAGAAAATGATAAGATGAAAGTGGTACTATTCAATTCAGAAGTATTAGGTGGAACAATAGAAGTTGTAAAACATAGAGCAAGAGATGTAATAAAAATTATGGATAGTACACAAGAAAGAACAACAGAAGCATCTTACAATGCTAACTGTAAATTAATCTATAAACATTGTCCTATTTTACATGATAAAGAATTGCAAAAGACTTATGAAGTAGCACAACCTTATGAAATTGTAATACCTATATTTGATGAAAATTTAGGGGAAATAAACAAGCTATCTAACTTTATTCTAAACCTTTATGGATTAGGTGAAGAATCTGATAAAGCTAGTAAAGTCTTAGAAGAAGAGATTGAAGATATAAAAAACTAATATTAGAGGATGCCGATATGGCATTCCTCTCTTTTTATACTTTAAAAGGCTTTTCTATGAAGTATCTATTGAGTTTATCATATGAAGAAAAGTTATTTATGATGGCTACAATGGAGCTTGAAATTGAAAGATTAAATAAATCAAACTCTTAATTCTTTACTAAATATTCTTATAGTTATATAATATTGTTATAAAAATTATAAGGGGGATTTTATGACTGATTTATTATCTATTGTTCCTGATATTATTAAATCAGGAGAAGCAACTATTGTTGAAATTATAAAAGCTGTAGAAACTGCAGGAAATAATGAAACAATTAATGGTATCGCAACACTTATGGGAATATCTGGTTTTTCTCTAAGAGATTTAATAGGAAAAGACCAGATGAAAAAAATCTTCTATAAAATAAAAAATTGCTTTAAAGATAAAAAAGCAACTGAAGAACAACAAGAAATTATAAAAGACTGTTTTTTAGAACTAGAAGATTATATAAAAAATTGTGAGGAACTAGATGTAAATGTTTTTGAAAAAATATCTGAAATTTTAATAAATGGAATAGAAACTGAAAATGTTTTAACTAGAGAATATATAAAAATTTTAAAAAAATTATCTTGGGTTGATTTAATGGTGTTAATAGAAATGGATATAACTCAGTATGCTGGATATGCTGATACTAGAATAATAAAAGAAATGAAAGAAAATTATATAAAAAATTTTACATATACGAATGAAAAAGTTCCCTACGAACTGGTTGAAAAAAGTTTGGAAAAATTAGAAAAAATGGATTTTATAAATATAAAAGGAAGATATGAAAAGGATTCTAAATATATTCCTCTTCGTAGTAATTTAGGAGATAAAATAGTAAATTTAATAAAAGGAAAAGTTGAAGAATAAAGTAACTGTGATTTTAAGATAAGAATTGAGGAGAATTTTAATATCTCCTCTTTTTTATTGCAAGAAAGGAGGTTTAAATGGTAAAAACTATTGGTGTATTACTTAGTTTAAAAGACCAGTTTACAACACCATTACAGAAAGCAACTAAGAGTGTTAAGAATATGGATAGACAACTTGAAAAAGCTGGAAACCAAATAAAAGCTTTTGGAAATAAAGTAAAAGCAGGTATGAAGTCTGTAGCAAAATGAGCAGCAATTGGATTTGGAGCATTAACTGCTACAGCTGGAGTATTTATAAAACAGTCTATAGATGCTGCAAAAGATAAGCTAAAAGCTGACAAAATGTTGGAAACAAATTTAATGAAAGAAGCTAATTTTAAAAAAGAACATATACAGATGTTAAAGGATGAAGCTAGTGCATTACAAGATGTTGGAGTAGTTGGAGATGATGTTGCTGTAGCTGGTGCGGGACAATTAGCTGTCTACAAATTAAAAGCAGAACAAATAAAAACTATATTACCTATCATTGATGATATGGTTGCTAAAGAAAAAGGGTTTAATGGTACACAAGAAGATGCTATTGCTATGGCTGATGTATTTGGTAAGGCTGTAGAAGGTAAAACAAAAGGACTTGTAAAATATGGAGTATCTTTAACTGATGCAGAAGAAAAATTATTTAAAACTATGAAGCGAGAACAAAGAGCAGAGTTTTTAAATAAGAAATTAACAGCTGCTATTGGTGGAACTAACAAGGCTTTGAGAGAAACAGATGAAGGTAAAATTGTAGCAGCAAAAGGTGCTTGGAGCGATATGCAAGCAGAACTTGGTAAAAAATTAATGCCAAAATTAGGTGCTATTGCTGAGTGGTTTCATAGTAAGATACCAGGTATTCAAGAATTTATATTAAGTCTTGCAGATAAAGTTGAAGAATTAGTTACAAGAGCAGAACCTTATATAACACAAATTAAGGATATGTTTGGAAAAATATTTGAAAAAGTTAAACCAGCATTAGAAGAAACTTGGCAAATATTATCAAATGCTGGAACTATTGCAATAGATATAGCACAAGACATAATAAATAATTGGGATAGAATAAGTCCTGTCGTTTATACTCTTGTTGGTGCAATTACAGCATATAACATTGCAATGACAATAAGAAATAATAAGGAGTTGATATATGCAGGGATTATAAAAAGTAAAATGGCTTTAGATACTGCACAAGCACTCCTTACTGGACAATTAACCATTAAACAATGGGCTTTAAATGTTGCAATGAAAGCTAATCCAATAGGTTTAGTAATTACTGCTGTTGCTTTATTAGTTGGTGGTATATGGTTACTGTGTAAAAATTGGGATTTAGTTAAAAGAAAAACTATGGAATTATGGAAAAAACTAGATGAGCATCCACTAGGTAAAGTTTTAAAGTTTATTATAAAGTTTGGAAACCCTATAGGAGTAATGATAAATGCTTTCTTATTTTTAAAAGATGTAATTACTCAAAATTGGGATACTATTAAAAGTTTTGCTATGACTTTATGGGATAACTTAGTTGGTGCATTTAATTATGTAAAAGATGTTATATTAGGTGTTTGTGATGTGGTTGGTGGGATATTTACTGCTATTTGGGATGGAGTTGTAAAGGCATTAGATAAGTTGAAAGAAGGTTTTAATAAAGTAACAGATTTTATTACTGGTGTTTTTATGAGTGCTTGGGATAGCTTAATGAAAGCATTAGATGCTATATTACACCCAATAGAAACAGCAAAAAAAGCATTTGGTAAACTTATAGATAAGTTGAAATTTTGGAATAAAACACCTGCTGATGATAAAACTATAAATATTACAGAAAACACTAAAAAGACTACTGAAACAGTTGGTGGAGCAAATAAGACAGGGATAGCAACAACTTCTATAAAAAATCCTAGACATGCTTTGGGTACTGCATACTTTAAAGGTGGAGTAACAGGAATTAATGAAGGTGGAAGAGATGAAACTGCTATCTTACCAGCTGGAACTCAAATTCTAAGTCATGAAGAAGGTAAATCACTTCAAAAGAATAATACTGAAAAACAAGTAATTATAAAAGAGGTTGAAAGTAAGAAAAGTTCAGATAAAAAGATAGAATTACATATTCATATTGCTGGTAATTTCATAGGTGAAAAAGAACATATGGAAAAATATGGAGAATATACAGCAAATAAGATTTTAGCAGCTTTAAATAATATGTAGGATAGGAGATAAGAAAATGAATATAATTTTTATAGTTGAAGATAATGGAGTACAACAAGAAATGGTAAATATTCCAGTAGTTCAAAATATAGAGCCAGTAAACTGTGAAACAGAAGATGAAGAATTTACAACTATTAATGGGAAAAAATTAAATTTAATTGGTGGTAAAGGACTTAGAAACTTTTCATTTTCTTCTTTTTTTCCTAGTAAATTATATAGCTTTGTAAGTTTTTTAAATTATAAAAAACCTAAATATTATATTGATTTTTTTGAAAAGTATAGAGATGCAAGAGTACCTTTAAGAATTATTATAGTTGATAAGTACAGAGTAGTCTTAAATATGCTATGTAGATATAATTTTACTTATTCTTTTAGAGATAAGGCTGGAGATGTTCCATACACCTTAGATATAAAAGAATATATTTTACCTGGTGAGGATGATAATAATGTATAGAACAATAGCAAAAGGAATAGATGTAACCAATTATATAAGAGATTTAACATGGAGAGATAGTATTGACACATTAGGAGTTGAGATAAGTTTTGAACTTGCAGTAAATAAGTTTGATAAAAATCTATCTTTTCTCTATGACATTACATTAGGGGATTCTGTTCAAATAATCAATGACAAAGGAGAAACATTAGTACAAGCTATTATAGTATCAGAAAATCCTAATGGAAAGACTACATCATTTACTGCTTATGATATGGCTTGGTATTTGAATAAATCAACTGTGATAAAACAATTTAAAAAGATGGTAGGGAATGACTGTATTAAGTCCTTATGCAGTGAAATTGGAATAAAAGTTGAAGTAAGTGGATTAGATACTAAGATAGATAAAATTTACAAGGATAAGACTATCTCAGGCGTTATTTATGACATCATAGAACAATGTTCACAATTTAATTCTAAAAAATTTTTTATTGAGTATGATAAAGGCACTCTAAAAGTAGGACCATTCAAAAAGATAAAAGTTACTGGACAATATGAAATGCACAAAAATACTTTTATAGATGTAGCAAAAAATATTGGAGAGGTTTCACTTAGTAGGTCAATAGTTGATATGAAAAATTCAATCCTGGTTATAACACAAAATAAAAAAGCAGTTAGAACAGTAGGAAAAGAGCAAGATAATGAAAGTATTAAAAAGTATGGTATGTTACAGGAAGTGGTAACACTAGATGAAAAGGAACATAAAAAAGCTAAACTTGTTGCAAAAAATGAGTTAAAAAAATTAAATAAAATTACAGAAGACTTTTCTATTGATGTCTTAGGTGATGATAAGGTTAAGAGTGGTAGAGTCATTGATATAGACATACCACTTTTTAATTTAAAAGGTGAGTATCTAATAAAAGAAAGTTCTCACAGTGTACAGAATGGAATCCACAGAATAAATTTAAAATTGGAGGTGTTTAATGAGTGAGTGAAAACAAAAAATCTTGGGATATAGCAGTAGCAGAGAAGTTCAAGGAAAGAGAAAATCCAAGTCCAATAGGTGCTGTTTTAGGTAAGATTTTAAAACCTCTCCCTGACATCTCTATTGAGCTTTTAAATGGTTATGGTGTTATTGATAGTGATAAAATTTATTTATCTAATGCAATAACTAATAGATTGGCTATTGAATGTACTATAAAAGAATTTGAAAGTCAAGGCAATAAATCAACTACTTGCAAAATTAATGATTTAAACACAGAAGGAGCAGGTAGTGATAGTGGTGGAGATACTAATTTAAGTTTATCAGGACATAGTGGTACTTATGCTGATAGTTCAAGCGAAAAAGATAACAAAGATAAAGGTAAATTTATATTACAGACTGTATTCCATTTAAAAAAAGGTATGTTTGTGTTAGTCATACCTAATTTTGAAGAGGATAAATTTTTTATTGTAGATGTATTTAATTATGCACCAGAGGTGAATTTAGAATGGGAATATTACCAAAAATAGATTTTGTTGATTACTCTAAACAAGACATAACTAATGGTAAAAATAGTAATGGTAAAACATTTTTAATAGACTTTCAAAAAAAGAAGTTATTAAAATCTAATGGACAATTAATAAAAACAGATGATGAAAGAGCTATTAGAATGTGGATTGAAAAGGTTCTTTTAACTGAAAAATATAAATGGAATATTTATAAATATAATGGACCTAATCAATATGGAATGAAATATAAGGCTATGTTGCTTAGTCAAAGATTTCCTACACCTGTTTTATATAGTGAGTTTGAGAGAGAATTAACAGAAACAATTAAGAAAAATAAACAGATAATAGAAATTAGAAATATTGATATAAAGTTAGAAAAACATACCTTGAAAACAAAATTTGAAGTAGTGTTAAAAGACTTCAAAACATTTGAATGGGAGGGGTATTTATGATAATAAAAAAAGAATGGAAAGAAATTTTAAAAAATATGCTTAACCAGGTAAATGATGAGTATGATAAGACAGAAGGAAGCTTATTTTATGATAACTTAGCACCTGTAAGTATAGAAATAGAAGAGATAAGAAAAACCTTAGAATATATATTTTTAAATTCTTTTGCAGAAACAGCAGAAGGTGAGTATTTAGACAATATATGTAAAGAGGTTGGAGTATTTAGAAGAAAAGCAACTAAATCAAAAGGTACTGTAATTATAAAAGGAGTACCTAACACTATTATTGAAGTGGGGACAAAAGTTGCAAGCGATACCTATATCTATTTAACGACACAAGAAAAAATAATATCTGCTGCTGGAAGTGTTGAAGTACCTATTGAAAGTGAAAAGTATGGGAAAATATATAATATTCCAAAAGGAACTATTACAAATTTTCCTGTAACTATTCCAGGATTAAATGAAGTGATAAATAATTCTGAAACTGTTGATGGTTATGATGGAGAAACAGATGATGAATTAAGAGAAAGATATTATTTTAAGGTTAGAGAGCCAGTAACATCTGGTAATATTTATTATTACAAAAAGTGGGCTTTTGAAGTTGAAGGAGTAGGAGGAGTTAAAGTTTTCCCATTATGGAATGGAAATGGTACTGTAAAGGTAGTTGTAGTAAACAGTGATATTCATGAAGCTGATGAAACTTTGCTAAAAAGAGTAAGAGATTATTTAGAAGAAGTTAGACCGATAGGGGCTACTGTTACAGTAAAAAGTGCAATAGGTAAAGCTATATCAATTTCAGGTACTGTTAAAATTTCTAAAAATATAAAATTTGATGAAGTAAAGACAGAGTTTGAAACAAAAGTAAAAGAATATTTTAGAAAAGTAGGATTTAAACAGGATTATGTGAGTTATGCACAATTAGGAAATATCTTATTAAATATTCCTGGTGTAAATGACTATGATGATTTAAAGATAAATAATGCAATGTTAAATGTACAGTTAGCAGCTGAGGAGATTCCAAAATTAACAACAATCACTTTACAAAAAGAGGTGATATAGTTGGAAGCTAAAAGACTAATGAGGCATATGCCAAAGTATTATAAAGGTATTTTAGAAATAACTTTATTACAAAAAGTAATAGAAAAAGAATTAGATACAGTTGATTTAATCTCAAAAGATGTATTAAATCAATTTTTTATTTACACTGCTACCTGGTCCTTACCAATTTGGGAAAGAATATTTGGTTTAAGTATTGGAGATAAAACAAGCAATATTGAAGAAAGAAGAGAGAATTTAATTTCTAAGTTAAGAAGTTATGGAACTACTACAAAAGAGATGATAGCAAGAGTTGCCAAGACTTTTACAAATGGAGAAATTGAGGTTGTAGAAGATAATTCAAACTATGCTTTTAAAATACTATTTACCTCTATTGTTGGAATACCTAAAAATATTGAAAACTTTAAGGCAGTAATAGAAATTATAAAACCTGCACATTTGAATTTTAGTATTGAATTTAGATATAACACACATAATCAGGTAGCTTATTTATTGCATAATTCTTTAAAATTAAAAACTCACAAAGAAATTTATGACACTAGATTATATGAAGATAGTGCAGTAGTAGGTAAATATCATAAACAGAATGAAGTAGGAAATTTAAAAAATAATGAGTTAAAAACTAAAACACATAAAAATATCTATGATGAAAGGAGATAAATAAAATGGCAAAGTATACTGAAAATATAAGATTAGCTCAACCAGAAGGCAGTGATTATTATGATATTGAAGTATTTAATCACAATTCAGAATTGATAGATAAAAAAATAGGTGAAATGGATAATAGCTTATCTACAATAAAAGAAGGAGCAACAAGAGCAAAGGCTGGGATAGTACAACTTGGAACAGAAGAAGGAAAAGCATTAGAGGGAATGATGTTAGCAAGATTAGCAGGAGCTTATGGATATGGTGGCGATATACAAGATGAGGGTGTAAAAAATCCTAATTATATTTACTATGATAGAAATACTAGAAAGATGTA